CCGAGATCACCCTGAACAACTTCGGCCTCCAGGACAAGTCTCCGTCGGAACTCGAACAGCGCCGTCGTGAGGTCATCAAATCAATCGCCGCGTTCCCTGGCGGCTATGACGACCCCGACTGTCCAGAAACCTTCCTTCAAGAGTTAGCTCTAATCACAGGCACCCTCCGACGTCGCACCGCCGGACCACCCAAGGAAGCGAAAGCCTCAAAGCGCACCGGCGCCCCCAAGGCCACAATGGACGACCTAAAGGCACTCCTATCATAAGCGTCGCCTTCACTTGGTCCACCCGACGCGACGGCAACTCGGGTTTCGTCCTCGAAACCCATCCCGACGGTTCGAGCGTCGAGTTCGGTCCAATGCCTTGCTCGCTCGTCCTCCCCTTCGTCTCCGGCCGCCGTCAAATCGTCAACCATCTTATTATGAAACTTGGCTCCTACAACTACGCTTCGACCTTCGACTGGAACCACTTGCTCAAACACTAAACTGCGTCATCCCGAAAGGAACAACCGATGACTCCAGAACTCCCCCTCCACATCGACTCGACCATGACCGTCTGCGCCCGCTCATGTTTTCGTAAGTTCTACAACGAATTCGTTTTAGGACTTAGACCGCCAGGTCTCTCAATCGACCTCCATGCCGGTGCCTGCTTCGCCACCGCCCTCGAAGAAACCTATCGAGGACACTGGCATATGGGCCTCTCATTAGAAAAGGCACTCGAACGTGCCCAAGCCGCGTTCTTTACTCAGTGGGGTGACTTCATCATCCCCGAGTTCAAAAAGACCTCCAAGACTGCCGACCGCATGTGGCAGGCCGTCTCTAATCCTGAAGGTGACTCGAACAACCGAGGCTACTTCGATGTCTATCCCCCCCAAACTGACGAAATCCTCCCGTACTTCGCCGCCGATGGCCGCCCGACCCTTGAGTACACATTTGCCATTCCTCTCGAACCAATCGGACCAGAAGGCTTCCCCGAACACCCGAGCGGCGGCCCGTTCATCTACTGCGGCCGATTCGACAAGTTGGGCCAGTATCAAGGACGCCCTATTGTCTGCGATGAAAAAACCTCCGGGCGGACGGCCGGAGTAGACTGGGCACGTACCTGGCAGCTCCGCAACCAATTCATGGGCTACGTCTGGGCCTGCCGCATCTGCGGTATCCCCGTCGACTCCGTCGCCGTTCGCGGTATCTCGATCCTAAAGGAGAAGATCGGCCATGCCGAATCCATTCAGCACTACTCACAGTTCATGCTCGACCGATGGCACGAACAACTACGTCGCGACCTCTGGCGTATACGTCGTGCATGGGATGAGAACTACTGGGATTATAACTTCGGTGATACCTGCACGACTTACGGAAATTGCATCTTCATGGACGCCTGTTCCTCCGCTCAACCCAACAACTGGCTGAACACTCTCGAAGTCCGCCGGTGGAATCCCTTGGTCAAGAACCCGGTTGAGGTGAAAGACCTTGGAAACGTGAGCGCCTTCTGATGGACAAGCCCTTCTTGATACTCCACAAGGTCCGCGGCAAACCTGCCTTCGACATCGCCATCAACATCAGTAACGAGACGAGTGACCTGTGGATCATCCCAACATCAGGTCACCGAGCTTACCCATACTGGACAGTGCCTCTTAATGAGGTAGTTGCGGTAAGTCTACCTCAACCGGAGGTCTGGTCTACTTGGCCCGACCACTACTCCTGCAACGATCGTCCAATCGGTCACGAAGTGACAGCGAAACCAAAGCCCAAAACGCGACCAACCCTTTCCGACTTACAGGACCTCCTCTCATGATCCTTCAACCTCCATCTGTTCTTCTCGCAGGCCCCGCGGGCAGCGGCAAGACCTCCGCCCTCGCAACCCAACTGTTGTATGGGCTCGAAGTCTTCGTCATAGTCACCGAACCCGACGGCGTCGCCTCGTTGCTCGACGCCGCGGAGCGCCTAAAGGCCCCGATCGACCACCTTCATTGGTCCTACTGCGCTCCGACTTCCGCAGGCTGGACCGATCTCGAAGACATGATAACCAAGATCTCCTCGATGGATCAAAAACAGCTCGCCGACCAACGCGATATGGGAAAGTCGTCGTTCCGCCCCGCCGCTATAAAGTTCCTTAATGCCTTCCGCAACTTCACCTGCGACCGCACAGGAAAGAACTATGGCGACTTCACCCAATGGGACGACCAACACTCTCTTAACGTTGATAGCCTTACTGGCTGGTCTATTATCGGCTTCGGTTGTACTGTTGGTTACAAGCCTACAGCAAATCCAGGTGAGTGGGGAATTGCTCAAAATTTTGTCCACAACATGCTTCTCAAAATCAATACCGATCGCCGCTGCTATTTTAATTTGACAGCCCACGTCGAGAAAGAAATGGACGAGATGCAGGGCGTCAAAAAGATCATGGTCTCGACGATTGGAGCGAAGCTCGCACCGAAGATCCCCCCCTTCTTCTCGGAAGTCGTCAAGTGTTCCCGCTCAGTCGACGCCAAAGGACAACCCTCTTTTACATGGTCCACCTTGGACTCAACCATGGACCTAAAGAACCGCGCGCTTCCGATGGGAGCCAACCTCCCCGCCGACTTTGGCCCCATCGTAAAGGCATACATGCGTCGCCTCGCCGCGGCGCAGACTGGATTGGCCGGAGCTTCACCGTCGCCAGCTCCGAAACTAGCACCGGAGGTCGCACAAACAGCGATAGTGCCTCCGGCCGCGCCAATGCGTCCCTCGGCGACATCTTACGGAGTACGGAAATGACCAAGTTCGACCCCGATGCCTTCATGCAAGAGACCGTCGACCAGCCCCTCGCCGTCGACCGGACGCTATGCCCCGAAGGCGAATACAAATTCACTATCGACGACTTCACCTCGGACGCCTTCCAGTCGTTTGACTTCGAATACAAGCGCGGCCCCAACGCCGGTCAGCCGGGCGAGATGGTGAAGTTCGGCTGCCCCTGCATCCTTCAGGACGAAAAGGTCACACAGGACCTGGGGATGACCAAGGTCATCGTCTACAAGAACTGCACCTTGGACTTCGACAACGCGACCGGCAAGCTCGCTTGGGGTCCCAACCGCAACGTGGACTTGGGCCAACTCCGCAACGCCGTTGGACAGAACCAGGAGAACACCACGTGGGCTCCCGGTAACCTCCGCGGCGCCGGTCCCTTCATGGGCCGCGTCGAACACCGGACTGGGAAGCGGAAGGATGGTTCCCCCTTCAAGATCGCTGAGATCACCCGCTGCGCCCCGATCCGCTAAGTCGCACTAAGGTCCGACCCCTCACCCGGTAGGGTCGGACTGAGGTGCGGCGGCAAGGGAGGAGTATCCCGTAAGGGTCTCATTAAACAGGGTTGTGTAAGCCAGCCCCTCCCTTGAATTCTCCCACAACAGGAGATATTCACATGGCATATACAGGTCAAGGCTCAGTATCTATAGAAGAGCTCCAACTTGGAAGGTTCTTTCCGCGATGAAAATCATCCCACTTTCTGATTGTGAAGTCCGACACCGCCAACGGTCGAAGATCGCCCCAAAACCTCTAAACGACCTTATCGACTCGATACTTAAGGTCGGTTTGCTCCATCCTCCCGTCTTTTGGTTCGACTCGACAGTTGGGAAGTGGGTCCTCTCGGTCGGCGAACGCCGCTTCAGAGCATTTGAGAAGATCAATGAAAACAGTCCAAAACCCATTCCGCACATCCACTGTGGCACAGATACGATCCCGCCCGGATTTATCGCCATCACGCCGCTTGGGGAGTATCTTGACGCCGTGGGGCGGTTCGAGGCCGAACTCGATGAGAACATTCATCGTGAGGAGTTATCATGGCAGGACCGTGTCCAAGCGCTCAGTGATCTTCACGAGATGCGGAAACATGAAAATCCTACACAGACGCGGTCGCAGACTGGAGCTGAGATCGCCCAACGCGGCGGCGCAAAGTCCTTGGAGAGTGGCCGTGAGATGCTTCGTGAAGCGATCATCATTGCGCCGTTTCTTGACAACAAAGCTGTTGCAAACGCTCGCTCGGCAGACGAAGCGGTTGGTCTCATCTACAAAGCGCAAGAAGAAGCTGCGCTCTCCGCTCTAGCGAAGCGTTCCCTCGCCCGCATGACGGCGAGGCCCGACGTTGAAGTCCGCCACGGAGACCTGACAGATGTTCTTCCCAATCTCGAGCCCGGTCAATACGACCTTATTCTCGCCGATCCACCCTACGGTATCGACGCTGGAGGCGCAGGTTTCCGTGCTCGAGCCATACACCATCATAACTATCTGGACGATTCCGACTCGGCACAGGCCCTCTATCGTATCATACTCACCGAGGGTTTCCGTACATCCAAGCCGAGAGCGAACCTATTCCTCTTTTGCGACATCGACTACTTCGACTGGCTCAAACGAATCGCCGCCCAGATAGGATGGGTCCCCTTCCGCCGTCCCGTCATCTGGCAAAAATCAGAGTCCGAAGGGATGGCCCCTTGGGGCTCCGCCGGCTTCCGCCTCACAACGGAGTACATCTTCTATGCCACAAAAGGACAACGCGGCCTTAATGCATCGCCGACGGACATTTTTAATATTCGGCGCGTCACTCGACGTGAGCGTATCCATGCCGCGGAAAAGCCTGTTGAGTTACTTCAAAGACTCATCGAATGCTCAACACTTCCCGGTGATTCCGTGCTCGATCCCTGCTGTGGGTCAGGCTCTACCTTGGTGGCCTGCCGCGAATCAAAACGAACCGGTCTCGGGATAGAGAAGGACCAGGGCTACTTCAACACCGCAGTCGCCAACGTTCATGGCGGAGGACAGGACAATGGACATTCTTCAACTCCTTCAGCCCCAGTCTCCATCCTCCAAGACATCCTGGGTAGAACATGACCTCTGGTACGGTACATCCGGCCCTCAAGACGCCAAGATCGTCTTCGTCGCCGAGTCGTGGGGTTCAGAGGAGAACCGTCTTAAACGCCCCTTGGTTGGCGAGAGCGGTAAAGAACTGGATCGAATGTTGGCATCAGCAGGAGTATGTAGAGATGAAATCCTCTTCACCAACGTCATCGCCGCGCAGCCGCGTGGGAACGAAACCTGGCGTTTCTTCGAGCCCAAAGCAACTTATCAAGAGAGACGAGTTGAAGGGCTTGCACCAACAAGTCACACTCGCTCTGAGTGTAACCGGCTATATCGCCAGATACTCAGCCATCCTCGAAAACTCGTTATCACAGCTGGAAACTATGCTCTCTGGGCTCTTACAGGATGTACAGGGTCAAAAGTATTATCGAAGTCAAACAACCACTCGATCCCGAAAGAAGAGCAAACGTGGGCGCCGACGGGCATAATGGACTGGCGCGGCTCCATGTGGTACGCAGAGCCGCACCCCGAGTTCTTTCCTGAAGGAATGACGCTTAAGGATTGGAAGGAAGTCCGAGTCCTACCGATTATCCATCCGGCTGCGATACTCAGCACATGGTACCTCCGCGACGTAACGATACACGACCTCAAGACGCGTGTCCCGATGGCGTTACGTAGGGACTGGCGTCCGAGGCCCGAACCGACATTCTGGGCTCCTCCCTCGTATCAACAAGTCGTCGAGAAGCTGGAAGAATGGCTCGGTCGCGGTAACGACAGCGAAAACTTTTGGCTCTCGTCCGACATCGAAACCGCCCGCGGCGTCATCACATGCTTGGGGTTCGCAGATGGAACAGACTTTGCCATGTCTATCCCTTTCGTCCGACGGACTGAAGGTGGTTTTGACTCTTGGTGGACCGTCTCTCAGGAAGCGAAGATTGTCCGACTTATTCGGCGCATCTTTTCTCATTCTAACATCCACATTTTCGGTCAAAACTTCATCTACGATACTCAATACATTCAGCATTATATGGCCGTCACCCCGAAAACCGACCATGATACTATGCTCGCCCAAAACGTTATGTTCCCAGGAACCCCCAAGGACCTAGGTTATCTTTCATCGTTGTACTGCCAGTACCATTGGTATTGGAAGGAGGACCACAAAGAATGGAACATGAGCGGAACGATTGAAGACCTTCTCCGCTACAACTGCCTCGATCTCATTCGGACATTCGAAACAGGTGAGTCACAACGTGTCTTGCTCAAACATCTAGACATGGAAGCCCAGATGGACTTCAAAATGAAGACCCACGAATTGTGTCTCAGAATGATGAACCGTGGCGTCCTCTTTGACAAACACCGTCGCGCTCAGTTGACATTTGAAATGGGTGAGGCCCTCGGATCTCTTGAGAAAGAGATACTAACGATCATTCCGCAGGACTGGATTGGCCCGCCGGGCAAACGCGCCAAGGACAAGACGTCGGTTTTCTGGTTCCAATCGGACAAACAGACCAAGGCCGTCCTATCGGACTTCCTCGGCTTCAAGGTGATTAACAACCGGAAGACAGGAGAGCCGACCACAGGGAAAGAAGCCATGATGCAATACAAGCTTCTTTATCCTGAGTGGTCTGGCTTGCTCAATCGACTCCGGCTGGCGGGCCAGCTCGATAACACCCTCCACGTTCTCCGAACTGAGTTGGACCCAGACGACCGGGTACGCTGCTCATATAACCCCGGCGGCACTGAGACCCACCGTCTATCATCGAGCACAAACGTTTTCGGCAAGGGGACAAACCTTCAAAACCTGACAAAAGGTGAGGAAGATGATTGACCTTCGCGCTCATCTGATCGCTGAGACCGGACGGCGGAACAACCTTCTTATTCCACCAAACACCCTTCGTTGGGTACAATCGGACTATCGTACAGATTACGGGAAAGAAGCCGTCCATATTGTTCTGTCTAACGATGAGCTAATGATGAAGGCCGTATTCGTTCCAAACCATATGTTCAACCTCAACGAC